ATCGCTCTGTGGACTCCAAGAACACCATCACGATTGATTATCGAGGATGACAATGGTATCAGGGTTCTTAAGTCGATTGAGACAGACCCTGTCCAGAGGGTGGAAGAAAGAAAAATCAAACCTGTCAGTTTTCCAATTAAGAGGAAGAAACCTATTAACAATCAACCAAACTTATTTGGAGCTTAATCAATGAGTGATGAACCTTTATTTGACCCCGAAGAAACAAAACCAATTCCCGCTGGAACTTACTCTGCTCGCATCATGCGAGCGGAGATCAAGACTAGCAGGGCGGGGAATAAGTACCTTGCTTGCGATATGCAGATACTGCAAGGATCACAGCAGGGCAGAGCATTGGATGCAAACTTCCATATCTTTTCGACTGACACAAAGTTTAGAGCAGACTCCAGGAGGAAGCTAGCAAGGTTAGCTTCCTCATGCGGGATAGTTACCGTAATGAAGCCAGAAGAACTTGTAGACAAACCGTTTCTAGTCGAAATAGGCGAAACCACCGATAACTATGGTGCTACGAATTTGATTCTTGGGTATTCCAAGCTAGGGAGAGCGTGATGACAAAACGAGATAAAAATAAAATAAAAAAGGTTTTGGAAAACATTTATCTTCATTTAAACAAAGATGAATATCCTTTTGTGATGAACGATGATGAATATAAAAATTTTTTAGAAGTAGTTAATATATTTGGGGTTGATTGTGACAACAAAAAAAAATTAAGAAGTCAAAAAGAATTTTGTTTTGAATATGACGATAAAACATTTAATTCAGAATTGGATGCGAGATGGGCAATATATTTAACTGAAATAGGATGGGAATGGGAATATGCACCTGCTATGGAATTTAAGTTTGACGAAGGATCTATAATTTACCCAAGTTTTTTAATTCGTTGTCCTGAAGCAATAGAGGAAGATTTTTTGATTATAGTGAGTAAACACGCTTTAAACCCAAATGAAATAGATAGTGCAAAAAAAATAAATATTGCATCAGGATTTAATGTTGTTTTTGCAATAGGGAAACCAAATCCTAAAGACATTACTTGCGGATTAGATGGTGCGGTTACAGATGAACATGAAGGTATTATTAAAAGTGGAATTGTCGAAAATTGTTTTTCAATATGTTCTTATTGTTTTGAAAAATGGGAAAGACCTGGGATGCTTATGATGTATGACGAAAACCATCAAGAAGAAGGTACTATTAAAGCTTGTGAAATAGCAAATTCATTTAAATTTAAAAGGAAAAAATCAAATGCTTCGTAAATACCAACAAGATGCTGTGGATACATTATTTGAATTTCAACATGATCGCCCTGGTCAATCATCTGTAATCGTTATTCCGACTGGTGGCGGGAAAACTAGAGTCATGGCTGAAATAATCAGACGATCATTTGAAGCCAATCCAAATTGCAGGGGAATGATTCTAAGCCATGTTAAAGAATTGCTTGAGCAATCCAACAAGACTTGCACACATTATGCCACAACAACAGGACTTCCTGTTGAGTCAATCGGGGTTTACTCCGCTGCATTGAAACGCAGGGAAGTAAAGCCATTAACAATTGCTGGGATACAAAGTGTATACAAGAAAGGTGCTGACTTTGGCTATCTGGATTTCATTATGATTGATGAATGCCACCTGATATCTCAGAACAAAGAAACGATGTATCGAAAGTTTTTGTCACAAGCAAAAATATCTAACTCCAGGGTGAAAGTTGTTGGATTGACTGCGACCCCTTATCGGCTTCAAAGCGGGATCATATTTGGACACAAGGAAAAGACTTTTGACAATTGCTGCTACGCTATTGGGGTACGAGATTTGATTGATGAAGGGTTTCTTTCTCCGTTAGTAACAATGGGTACAAGTGATTCACCTGACCTAAAAAATGTCAGAATTAGAGCGGGTGAATATTTCTCAAAGGATCTTGATGCGATTCTTGAAAACGCTGATCTTGTTCAATCCAGCGTTAAAGAAGCCATTGCAAAAACATCAGGAAGAAAATCTGTATTAGTGTTTGCTTCTTCAATCAGACACGCACAGATGATTCTTGATGAGTTAAAGAATCAAGGTCAGCGAGCAAACATGATAACAGGCGAGACACACCCTGCAATCAGAGACTGCGTGATTAATGGATTCCGAGAAAACAATTACAAATGGCTTGTGAATGTAGCAGTTTTAACCACAGGTTTTGATGCACCTATGATTGATTGCGTTGTGGTGATGCGACCAACCATGTCAAAGGGGTTGTGGTATCAAATGGTAGGGCGGGGATTTCGATTAGCTCCAGATAAGGAGAACTGTTTAATACTTGATTTTGGTGATAACGCTCTCAGGCATGGGTGCATCGATCAGATTGTAGTTGATGCACAAGGTATTGAACTTCCAGCAGCTAAAGTAAAGCGTTGCCCTTCTTGCAATCTGATACACAGGATTGGCAATATCATTTGCCCTTCTTGCGGTTACTTTAAACCAAAGGAAGAAGAATCTTTATTCCCTGAGAAACTTTCTGCTAGTCAAACCAATGGTGAAATTCTTGCTGGAAGACAACCAAAGCAGTATGAAATTGTTGCTACTGGATATACGATCTATAAAAAGAGTCCAGCATCTGATCCTTGCATACTCGAAACACACGAAACGCTTGAAGGTAAGCTGATTAGATGTTACCACTCATTGAAGCATGGATTGGAATTCATAGTTTGGAAATGGCTTAAATCTGTTGGGGCAAATGGGTTACCAGATAAGCATTGGAATATGAATAAAGAAGGCTTGCAATCTCAAGAGTGGTTAGATACTATTCCGAAACCAATTGCTATTAAGGCACACATAAATGAAAAGGGGTACTATCAAATCGATAGTTATTCCTTTCAGAGCAACCGAGTAATAAGCGGGGGAGTGGCGAAAGGGTGAAACCACTCCCCCTGATGCTGGGAGGAAGCAGCCCAGCAACATTATCTTAACTAATTTAACCACAAAATCAAAGGAATAGGTGTGCCTTGGAAGAAATTAAAAAACAGGCTTTGCGAGTGCGTGGACATGGATTATCGGTGTTCTCTACTAAGGTGGATAAAACACCAGTAATTAAGAGGGTTAACAGGATAGTGGAGCTTAGAGCTAACCCACTATCAGACCTCGAAATCGAGATAGATTTCAGCCACGCAAATGTAGCAGGGATAGCAATCAACTGTGGCCCAGTTGTAGGCAAAAATAAAGACTTGGAATGCCTTGATATTGACTGCCCAAAAGTGGCATTAGACTTTCTTCCTGACCTAGAAGCATCGAGCAAAGAGCTACACGATAAACTTTGTGGATGCGTTGAAACAACCCCATCTGAAGGGTTACACCTTTTCTACTATCTTCCATTAGGTAAGTCAAAATGCCGTGAATTAGCAACAATGTCTACGGACAATGGAAAGAAATGGCTAGCTGAATCGAAAGCCAAAGGGTCAATCAAGAAGGTTGCACCACCCTTGATTGAAACGAGGGGGGCGGGTGGATATGTGGTTGGATTCTATTCTCAGGCAGTCTCGAAAATTGATGGATTAGTTAAGCCATATAAAATGCTGCATGGTGATGTCGCAACCATTCCAACGCTTACTGCGGAAGAACATGATTTTCTGATGTCATTTGCCCAATCTTATGATCAAAAGGGATCGAAAAGATTTACTGAATTAAATAAGGAACCATATCAGCACAAAGACATAGGTAAGAAAAATGCTCTTGAGGACTGGAGAGCGGAAACTTCATGGCCCGAAGTTCTTCCAGATTCCTACCGAGTGGTTGAGGTTAGACATGACTACTTTTTAATCTGGCATCCCGATTCATCAGGGCGAGAACCAAATGCGATTGCAGGGTGCAAGAATGGTGGTATGGATCGCTATTGGAACTTTAGCCCATTGGATTGGAGGCTTTCAGCAAACATACCGCTCACCAAGGATTATGTGTACTGCATGAGTCGAGGATGGCAAATAGGAAGCAGGGAGTGGAAAACATTTTACGCACAGGTTTTTGGAAAGTATTCAATAGATAAACCTGATGAAGAACCAATAAATGAATCGAGATGGGATTTTCTTGAAACCACAAAGCCAGGCAAGGTTAAACAGGTACGAGCAGTAGACATCGTTCCTGATGATGCTATTTCTTTTCCAGGCTGGATCGACACATACATTGACTACTGCATGAGAAACGCACTATATCCTGAGAAGAGAATTGCTGCTGCATCTGCATTAGGTATGTTCTCCGCTTTAGTGGGAAGATGCATCATGGGGCCAAATGAACTTAAACTTAACCTTTATATTGTTGTGCTTGGATTGACAGCTTCGGGCAAGGATTTTCCACGAAAATTGAACGCTAGAATCTGTATGGAAATTGATAACGCAAGTCTCTTAATGACGAAGGTTGGTAGCCGTGAAGGTCTTGAAGAGAAGGTGATTCAAGGGCCAAAATTTCTTATGGCTGATGAAGGTGCATTTGATCTTGAGAAAGCTAAATCGGGTGACACAAGGTTTAACGATGTGATGGGAACGATGTTAGAATTGTTTACATCAAACTACATTAAGAGGCGAGCTAAAGCGGGTGATGCGGACTCAGAAAACTTTATCCGATATCCATTCCTTTCCATTATGACTTCATCAACTCCAGAAGAATATTTCAAAGCACTATCTCCAAAAATGCTTCGGTCAGGTTTTTACAATAGATTGTTGATTCTACAATCTGCAATTCGAGGCAGAATGAATCTTCGTGGTATGTCTGTATCAGAACCTATTCCAGAATACTTGGTTGAAGTTGCTGCACGATTGATTGCCATGAATGAGAATCTTGTGCCTGGAGTTATTAAGGAATTTATGGCAGATACTAAGCTTGATGCACTTGGGAACGCTCCACTAAACCAGATTGAAAAGGATTCCAAAATACTTTTGCTGGATGAAGATGCGTTAGAGTTCTTTCAAACTCAGGTGTGGGAAAACGATGATTTGTATTCTAAGTACCAAAAGAACAGCGAGGAAGAAAAGGCTTCTTCATGTGCGAGACTTCCCGAGTTAGCCTTGAAAATAGCTTGCCTGTGGGAATTAAGTCAAGACATTAACGCTGACACAATTTCTCTTGCTGGAGTAACTTCTGGATTTAAGTTTGTGCGTGAAGTTAACCGAAGGCAGACCGCTAATACGGTTATGGTTTCAGATACTAAGTTTGGTGAAATCACAGACAAACTACTAAACATGATCAAGGATTCGTTAAACGAAATTGAACCAGAGGTGTATGGTGTAAAGATGATTGATGCTAAACGGCATCTTAGGAAGATCGTACACAGCGGACAAAGTGTTGACGATGCTATCAGATATCTTCAAGATTGTGGTGAAATTTCAATCAGGAAAAGCAGGGATATAAATGGTGCGGGTGGAATGTATATTGTTATAAATGACCAATCACCTTCTCGATCCCAATCCGAGGGATCGACATTAAAGCCAAGTTAAACGCATCCGCAAGGTCAGGAGAGTGCTTGAGTCTACGCTTCATCATGTCTTTAGACTCGACCACTCTTCTTCCGTTTGTATCTACAATGTATATGGGTGTGCGTAACTCTTCCATCATTCTTTCCCGCATATGCAGAGGAAGATGACCGATTGAAACCTTACCTTCCATAGCTAATTCTGCTGCTTCAAACCAGAGTGCGGATCTCATGTTTGGGAACTCCCGCCACCTTGGAGCTTCGCCAGACGAATTAATACCGTAAAACATATAGTCACCCTTGTTATCAACCACACCACCACCAACACCACCCTCATCAA